CCTAAAGACACGGATCCGAGCAAGGCGATGGCGCGTTGCGCCGGCCTTGGCGCGACGGCGTACCAGGAGCTGGCAAGCGACCAGGTCGATGCCGAGGGCAACGAGATCGCGGCGGCACGCGCGTCGGTGTTCGAGCGCGTCTGCGCCCGCGGCATCGTCGACGAGAAAGGCGACCGCATCTTCACCGATGCCGACGTTGTCGCGTTGGGCAAGAAGTCGCATGCGCCCATCCAGCGTTGCTACCGGGTCATCGCCAGGCTGTCGGGCATGTCGAAGACCGAGCAGGAGCGGATGGAGGGAAACTCCGAAGGAGGGCCGACCGAAGGTTCCAACACCGGTTAGCTCTCCGCTGCGGACTGCCCCATCCCGACTTCCTGCTGCCGCACCTTTCACAGCGGCAGCTCATGGAGGCATATGCGTACTGGCGCGTCGAACCGTGGGGCGACCACGAGCCGATGTGGATGCTGGCGCAATTGCTGGCCGCCTATGCGCAGGTCCACTGCCGCGAGGGCGACACACCGCCGAGCGCCGCCGACATCATGCCCGGCAACTTCAAGTCACGGACGACGGCCGGAGCGCCGCAGTCGCGGAAGGTCATGATGGCGATCGCCGCCCAGATGGAAAACGAGTCGAAGCGCTTGACCAAGCTGCGGCGGGAGAAAGCCGCGGGCGGAAGCGCCGCCGAGCGCGAGGAAGTGCGGCGCATGAGGCGCAAGGCCCGGCAGAAGAAGCGGACGATCAGCCCCGAGGCAGCGCGTCTCATGGCCGAGATGCGGGCGAAGGAGAAGGGCGATGGCTAAGAGCATAGGCGGACTGGAAGCCTGGATCGGCCTCGACAACCGACGCCTGGCCGCCGACGCTGCTGTCTCGCGCAGCATCTTCGCCGGCGTCGGCAAGGCGGCCATCGGCATGGCCGTTGGTCTCGCCGCCGTTGCCGGTGCGACGGGTGCTGCGGCCACGCTTGCCAGCACGGCCCGCGAGGGCGTGAACTTCGGCAAGGAAATCGCCGTCACCTCGGGCATCATGCGCGCATCGCGCGAGGAGATGGACGCCGTCCGCGAGTCCGCCCTGCACATGGGCGAGACGACCGAGCGTACGGCCACGCAGGCGGCCGGCGCCCTGTACTTTCTCGCCAGCTCGGGCTATGACGCCGCGCAATCGATCGCAGCGTTGCCGGGTGTTCTCGACCTTTCGACCGCCGGCAACGTCGAGCTTGCCGAATCCGCCGACATCGCCGTCAACGCCCTGCGGTCCATGAGCCTCGGCGTCGAGGAGACGGGCCGGGTCAGCGACGTGCTCTACGGCACCGTCAGCCGCACGAACACCGACCTGCGCCAGCTTGCCGAGGCTTTCCGCTACGCCGCACCCGTGGCGAACGCCTTCGGCTACTCGATCGAGGAAACGTCGGGCATGCTCGGCCAGCTTGCCAACGCCGGCGTGAAGGGGAGCATGGCCGGCACGCAGCTCGCCATGGCGATCCAGCGATCGGCCGACATCGCCAAGGACATGAATCTTGAATCCTCCGATCTGGTTGACGTGCTCGCGGAGCTGCGCAACCGTGGCACGGACGCCACGCAGATGATGGACCTCTTCGGCATCCGCGGCGGCCGGGCGGCCCTCATCATCAAGGGTTTGACCGGCGAGACGCGCGACCTCCAGAACGCCCTGTATGCGACCGGCGGCGAAACGAAGCGACAGGCCGAGACGATGCGGGGCACGCTGTGGGGCATGCTGAAGGAGCTGGAGTCCGTCGTCGAGGGCATCAAGCTCGCCGTCTTCGACGAGTACAAGGAAAGCCTTCGGGCGCTCGTGCAGGAGACCATCGGCTGGCTGCGGGCGCACAAGGATGAAATCGTCGCCGTTGCCGGAACGATTTCACGAGCGTTTCTATCCGTTGCTGAGGCAATCGGAGAATTAACCGGTGGTATTTGGAAATTTGGTAGCCTTATCGTTGATTTTTTCACGGTCGACGTGCACAACGCAGCAAACGAAGCGAAACGTAGTATCCGCGAGGTCGGCGACGCCACCAAAGACACGATAGAAGATATTGCAGCATGGTATAAGGAAACTACCGAAACGGGACCGCCCGAACTGGATGCGGGTAAGACTGCTTGGCGTAGCTTTGGCAGAATCGCGGAGAATGCCTATCAGGCCATGAAGGCAGTCGCCGAGTTTGATGATGTCTATAAACGATCGTTGGAGAGGGCAACAGACATTCCAGCCAAGTACGAATTGGGCCAGATCGATCGTGAGGAAGCAGAACGCGCAACCCATGCGACGATGGACAGCATTGCTACAGAAATGAACGACGTGTGGGTCCGCGGGGCTAGTCGCATCCGGTGGGATCTTGTACTAGATCCCATGAAAGATGCGGCCGCCGCCTGGCCTGAACAAATCGAACGCGAGCTTGTTGATCGTATCGCGCAACTACCGTTTCTTACCGAAGCCGCCATGCGCCAGGCGAAAATCGACGAGCAGTTCATGCTTGGCAAGATCGACACCACAGAGCACCGTGCAGCGCTTGATACCTTCATGTCCTGGTATAGGGATAAGTGGACGGAAATAGGTGAGGCTATCGGCGTAGCCGTCGATTGGGAGGCTGAGGGCTCGGAGATCATAGCCTTCAAAGATAAGGTAGAAGCCGCGTGGCGTGAATCCGAGCTTCCGAAACTCATGCGCGAGGCACCGGCGTCGTTTGCAAAAGCAACACGGGAAAGCGGTGCTTCGCTCGACGGACTGACATCATCGCTGCGTGATTTGCGCGAGCTGCCCACGATCACGATCAGCGACACGCTCCCCGACGAGATCCGCGCGCAAGCGGCTACGTATCAAACGATACTCAACACGGGCGCCACGACCGTGGCCGAACTGAACCGCATCTGGGGCGACTACTACGACGCGCAGATGCGCATGGCCCGATTGCAAGCAGAGGAGTGGCGGCGGCAGAACGTGGACGCGATGCAGATCCAGCGCTACATGGCGGGCGTGCGGTTGCAGCTCGACCAGGAGTATCTCGATCGAATGAAGAAGTTCCACAAGAAGGACCGCGACACGTCCGTCACGCTTGCCGAGGAAACGGCCAAGGGCATGACGCGAGGATTCCAGGAGTTCTTCTTCGATGCAATGAAGCTGGAGTTCAAAAGCCTGCGCGACTACGTCAACACGATCATGGACGACATCCGGCGCATCATCGCGCGCCGCGCGGCGGAATCGACGCAAAGATGGATCGAGGCTGGTCTAGATGCGCTGTTCCCGTCCTACCCTGGCGGTGCGACGGTGTTGCCTTCCGGTGAAGCCATCGCCGTCGAGGGTGCTGACGTCGGCCCTGCTGTTGTCGAACCGAACCCTGTTCCGCAGATGAGGCCGATGGCGCAAGCGCAGAGCATCTCGTCGAACGAATCCACTTCCTCGAACAAGTCCGTCGTGATCCATGTTCACGGCGTGCGGGACGCCGCGAGCTTCCGTCGCGCGCGGGCACAGATCGCCAACGAGGCGCGCATGATGCTGGAGGATTGACAAGATGGCCGACGATTTCGACGAGGTGCAGTTTCCCACGGGCATCGCCTACGGATCGGCCGGCGGACCGGAGTTCTCGACGGAGATCGTGACGCTGGCGTCCGGACACGAGCAGCGCAACCAGAACTGGACGTACCCGCGCGAACGGTGGGACGTCGGCGTCGGCATCAAGGAGCTGGTGCATCTGCAAACCGTGCTGGAGTTCTTCATGGCGCGGCGCGGCATGGCGATCGGCTTCAGGTTCAAGAACCACGCCGACTACGAGGGAACGGCCGAGGAGTGCGAGCAAGTCGAGGGCGAGGACGACCAGTGGCAGCTCATGCGCAACTACACGTCGGGCAGCCGCACGCTGGCGCGCAAGATCACCAAGCCGGTCGCCGGGACCGTGACGGTTTACGTCGACGACGTCGAGGAGTCGGCGGTCTCTGTCGACACGACAACGGGCATCATCACGTTCGAAACCGGCAGCGAGCCGTCGACAGGCGAGACGGTGACGGCCGACTTCAAGTTCGACATCCCTGTGCGCTTCGATACGGACCACATGTCGCTACGTCTGGCCGATTACGATGCGGGTGAGGCAACTCTGCCCATTCGGGAGCTGCGGCAATGAGCAAGACTGTTCCCACGGACCTAAAAACCCACATGGCCGGCGAGCTGTCGAAGATGGCGACGTGCTGGCGCATCTTACGCCTGGACGGCACCGAGCTGTTCTTCACCGACCACGACACGGCCATTCCCTACGACGGCGACACGTACGAGGCCGACGCAGGCACGACGACGACGAGCGTGCAGCACCAGCGCGCCGCCGCGGTCGACAACCTGGAGGCCATGTCCGTGCTCAGCAGCGAGCGGATCACGATCGCCGACTTGAAGGCAGGACTCTACGACGGCGCACTGCTCGACGTCTTCCAGGTCAACCACGAGGATCCGACGATGGGTCAGATCGTGCTCGCCCAGAACTGGATCCTCGGCCAGGTGCACGTGGCCGACAACGCCGTGGTCGTCCAGGTCGACGGCATGGCCTCGCGGCTCGACCAGCAGATCTGCGAGCAGTACTCGAAGACGTGCCGACGGACTGTTGGCGATGAACTTTGCGGCGTCGACATGGACTACTACGCCCACGGCGGAATCGTCACGAGCGTGACCGACCGCAAACACTTCAAGGATGCCGCTCTGATCTTCAGCGACGGATCGATCTTCCGCCACGGCACGGTCGTGTGGGAAGCCGGCAGCGCGAACGAAGGACTGTCGATGGAGATCAAGTCCTACAACTCCGACACGCTCGTTTTCGAGCTGCTCATGGAGATGCCCAACGACATCGCCGACGCGGACCAGTTCACGGCGTACGAAGGCTGCGACAAGACGCTCGCGTGCTGTCGCGATCGGTTCAACAACATCGCCAACTTCCGCGGAGAGCCCTACATCCCCGGACGCGACTCGCGGATCGACGTGCGCAAGCTTCCGAGTCGTCCCGGCTTGTGGGGTCGCAACGTCGGTAGCAGCAGGCCGAGGGCGCGATAATGCGGGGGGCCGCAATGGCATCGGCTGCTTTGTCGATGGTCGGCACGCCGTACGTTGCCGGCGGGCGATCGACAGCCGGGTGCGACTGCGCGGGTCTGGTGGCGTGCGCCGTGCAGCGCGCTACGGGGCGCCGCATTGACGTTCCCCACGTCGGCACCCTGCCGCGCCCGTCGCTAGTTCGTCGCTTGCTGGAGCGACACTCCACCAGGATTTCACCCGCAGACGCACGACCCGGCGACGTGCTGCTCGTTGCCAGCGCCAATCTTGCCACTCATCTTGCCGTTGCGGTGCCCGGCGGTCTGGTGCATGCCGACAAGCGAATCGGGCACGTCGTGCGTTGCGCGTGGCCCGCGCCAGGAAGCGGACGGCGCGTCATCGGCTGCCATCGCCTGAAGGTTTTCGGACGTGGCTGAACTAGTTCTCGGCACCGCCGGCGGAGCGGAGTTCGGTCCGTTCGGGGCCGTGGCCGGTGCGATGATCGGCCGGCACATCGACAAGCATTGGCTGTACTCCGACAAGCTACCTCGTGCTCCCGCAATCGAGGACGTCGAGATCCAGCGATCCGAGGAGGGCGTCGCGATCCCGTTTCTCTTCGGAACGATGCGCATGGCGCCGAACGGCATCTGGATCGGCGAGGTTTACAACGAAGGCTATTGGGACGATCCCGGCGAGCCGGACCAGGACATGCCGCACCTACGCGCAACGTTCGCGGTCGCGCTTTGCAAAGGCGAGATCGATCACGTCGGGCGCATGTGGACCGAGGACCCGGAGAACGGGACCGTGCTTCAGTTCGAGGACTTCGAAACCGCCGACCCGGCATCGTTCCACGAAGCCTACTGGCGCGTGTACAAAGGCGGCGAGGATCATCCGATCGACCCAACGATGGAGTCGTTTGAGGGCGAAGGCAACGTGCCCACCTACAAGGGCCTGGCCTTCATTCTTTTCAAGGACTACCCGCTCTACGTCCACGGCAACCAGTTCCCGACGTTCCTGTTCGAGGTAACAAAGAACGCGACGACCGAGGCGCAATGGCAGGCAATCGAGACGGAGGTGGGTGGCGGACCCGGGCCGCCAGGAATCGTTCGCGGCTTTATCGGCTTCGAGATTGAGGATCTCGGAGAGTGCCACTCGGTTTACGACTATGCACCAGGAACGGTTGAATGCTCATCCGCGCAAGCGCACTCGGGGTCATACAGCGCCAAGATCACCGGCCCGCACGACTCGGCGGGAGCAAACATCTACGTACAGCCGCCAGGACAGTTGACGGGCGCGTACGATCATTCAGGCGAGACCGAATGCTTGTACTCCGATCTCGGGACGTCGTTTTGGGTGTACGTCGACACGCTGCCGACCACCGGCGAGTTCGACCTGCTGGCCTATTTGATCTCTTCGCCATTCAATTATGAGGTCAGAGTTCGTTGTGACAGCGATGGCATACTATCAGTTGAAAACGGCGGTGACGACATCATGGCGACAGGCACCCATGCCCTCAACGTCGGTGCTTGGAACCTGATCCAGTTCCGTCATCGAACGGCAACATCGCAGGCAACACTGTACGTCAACGGTGATCTTGATGTGTCTTGTACCGTGACCCTGACAAGCGGTGAAGGCATTATCGCCGCCCACATCGGTTACATCGACGAAGACGGTCGGCATTCCCACACGGGAACGATCGTCCTGTACATCGACGACGTTGTCTTCACCGAGGGCGAGGTGATTAGACCGCTTGAGATTGCCGTGAGGGTGGCTGGATCGAACGGCGCGCACACGGACTTCAACAACGACTACCAGGCGGTTGACGAGCTACCGCAGGACGGTATCGGTACGACGGTCAACGCCACGGGATCGGACAAGCAGGAATCGTTCGTTCCCGCCACGCTTGCGGCCAACGGCACCATCACCGCTGTGGCCACGAGGCATGTGATCGTGCGTGCATCTCTATCGTCCACGAGCATGAGAATTTTCGCGACGAGCAATGGTGTTACCAGGGAAACAGGGTCAACCTCTCCCTACAATTACCAGAGCGACGACGTTGAAGATTGGGACAAGTTCATCCAGGTTTTCCCGAACGACTTCGGCCGCGGCAACATACCGTGGACGGCCGAGAACGTCTCTGCGCTCGACTTCGGCATCGATCTGATCTCGACGAGCACGACGCTTCACTGCACGTCCTCGGTCGTGATGATTCTATACGCCACTGGCGGCGGTGGCGGATCATACGAAAGCACGGACCATCTTGCCGTTCACCGCAACTATCCGTACGTGACGATCCTGACGGACAACCTTTGGCAGCGTTACAACAAGGACGCCGCGAACCCGGAAGGGTCGCGGCCCGGACTCGTGGATCTTGTGGTTGATCACTCCACCAATTTGATTCCGCACGGTACCGGCGACTTTGATGCGGACGAACAGAACACTGTTTATACCTCGAAAACGACGCTGAGCACGCTCGCTTCCATCGTTGCTTTAAGCGGTGACGATTATTCCGTGCAGCGCCAGACGTCTCTGACGTTCACGAATCCGCTCATCGTCCGCGTAAGCCAGAACGGCGAGTATCCCGTTCTTGCGTTCATCGCAGAAGGCGGTGCGCACCTGTATCTGATCCACCGCGACACGATGGAATGGACCGACACGCAGAATTACAAGTCGATCGCGCCACCAAGCGGGACCGTGTTCACGGACGTCTTCGTGGCGGAGGGCGCTTTGATCTGGGCGCTCGCCGTCGGTGGCGGCTCGGAGTATCTGGTGCAAATCAAACCGGACTACCCGTCGTTCGGCGACGTGACGCAGCTCAGCCGGTCGATCAGTGTCGGCTCGGCCGAGCGTGTGACCTATGACACGACGTTCGGCTACGTGCTCGTGGCCGGCCGGTCGTCGGACAAGATCGTCGTCTACAGCTACGAGAGCAGCCCGCCGCCCTTCGGGACGTTCGCGCTCGTCGGCACGTACACGGGCGACGTGCTGCCCGTCAACACGAAAGCCGCATGGCAGCGCGGACCCGTGAACGGCGCCCTGTATTACGCGCTCGGCACGGACGAGATCGCGCGCTTCGATCTCGCCAGCCTGACGCAGGACGAGACGTGGACGATCGACTCCCCGCATCCGGGGCCGTGGGAAAACGGAAACCTTTACGTCGACGGCTCCGTGATCACGGGATCGGTCGACGATGACTACAACTACGTGCGCGTCTGGCTGCTGACGGCTACGTCGCCGACGACGCTGGCCCAGACCGTGACGTCCATCTGTGCCGAGGTCGGCATCGAGGCAGCGGACATCGACGTCTCGGATCTGACGGGCACCGAGCTGTGGGGCTACGAGGTGCCAGATCGCATGGCGGCATCCTCGGCGCTTCAAACCCTGATGGACGTCTTCGGCTTCGACCGCGTCGAGTCCGACGGCAAGATCAAATGGCCCATGCGGGGACGCAGCGTGACGGTCGCCATTCCGCGCGACGACCTGGGCGCCTACGCCGAAGGAAACGCGCCGGTGCAGCGGCTACAGATCACGCGCGACCGAGCGATCGAGCTGCCGCACGTCGTCGAGTTGCGCTTCCGAAACTACGACGCCGAGCAGACCGATACCTCCTACCCGTACATGGACGCCGTCGCGAGGTTTACGCGTGCGTTCGGCGAATCGGACGAGAAGCTGTCCGTCGGCGGGGCGCTTGCCATGACGCAGGAGGAGGCCGACTACGCGGCCGAGCGCATCGCCGTGCTGGCATGGGTGGGGCGCACGCGCTACAAGTTCTCGCTGCTGCGCGAGTACGCCTACCTGGACGCGGCCGACGTCGTGACGGTCGTCGACGGAGACGGCGAGACGCACCGGGTGAGGATCGATCAACTGATGAACGAGGGCGGCGTGCTCCGCATCGAAGGCTCCCGCGAGGAGGCGGGCATGTACGATCCGCCGGAGGGCGACGAATGACGCGATGGGCCGACAGGGCCGCGCCCGGGCTCCGCGTGCTGCCGTGCCCGCTGCGCTCGCAGCGCCACGATCTGCCGGGCGTCTATCTGTCCGTCGTCGGCCATCCGGGCGGCGGCACCTGGGAGGGCGCACGGCTACGCCTGTCGCGCGATTCGGGCGGCTCCTGGCTGTCGATGGGCAACCAGAAGACGTCGGCCACCGTGGGCGCCGCCAGGACGGTCCTGGGCGACTGCAACGACCCGTGGCAGTGGGACGAGGTCAACACCGTGACCATCCGCCTGCCGGGGGCGACGCTGTCGTCAGCGACGTCGGACGCGGCGGTTCAGCGCTTCGACGAGAACGCCGCCCTGCTCGGCGACGAGCTGATCGGCTACCGCACGGTCGTCGACAACGCCGACGGCACGTACACGCTGTCGGGCCTGATCCGGGGCCGGCGAGGAACGGAGTGGGCGACGAGCAGTCATGCCTTAGGCGAGGCGTTCACGCTGCTCGATGCTGCGATCGTCTTCCGCCGCCTGGGCGAGGACGACCTGGACGAGACGCTGCGGTTCGCTGCCACCTCGCACGTC